CAAATATAGCAACAATTCGTTTCGAACTAACTTTTGAACACGATGTTAACAAAGATTTTAACCATTCCTTCATAATACTTTTACAATGAACTGAACGATTAACCCACCAATAACACCAGCAGCTGTCGCAATACCACTCAATCGAGCGACTTGAAGACGTTGGTTCTGAATATACTTGTCGTGCTTCTGCACCTTACTTACAAGACCTTCGATTTTCATTTGGTCGTCACCGATTAACACGTTGTATATTCGGTCAATCTTCTTGTCCATTCCTTGAAGCTGTTCGTGTATCAAAGCAATTTCAGTTTCTGTATTCACGTTAAAATATAATTTTCGTTATGCTTTAAAATATAATTGTATCTCAGCTTCACGACGACGAACAAGACCTTTCAAAACAACACCACCGCCTTTGTTCCACAGACGAAACGAATTAGCTATTGTTGGGTCTGTTGGGTTAATGTTTAGTTTCTTAAATACCGACGAACGTTTAAAGCCACCTGTTCCAATGTTGTACGCAAGTGAAACACACGCGCTAAATTGGTTCTCGTTAAGTGGTTGCAAAATGAACGGTGCGATTGAAACGGCGAACTGGTCAATTATAAATTTAGCTAACTCGTCAGCTCGTTGCTGCGTGATTACATCGCCGTCTTTCACCTTGTCGCCGTTCTCGTAGAAAGTATTTCCGAAGCCGATAGTCCACACGTTAGCAGGACACTTATAAGCCTTCAATCGACAACCTTCAAACTTCTTGATTAGTGCGTAACCTTCTGCGTTAACTTTCATTCGACAATTTCTTTATTTGTTTTTCTTTTCTTACTAAATACTTACGAAACTTTTCTTCGTAAATCTTTTGCTTTACCATGTCTTTCTTTCGTCCCCTTGTAGCCATGTTTTATTTTTTAGTTATCTAATCCATCCTAAGCCCGGTCTTCTGTATTCGTATGGTCGTCTGTCACGTCCGTCGCTAATCTCGAAAGCGTTCGACGGATATACATTTGTCTGCGACCATATTTGATTCGTTGTGTTCGTCGTGTACTCAGGAAAGTCGCTCGAGTTCTGACACAAAAAGTCGACCATTCTCTGAGTGTAAAACATCGCTTGTTGACGCGCTTGGTCGCGGTAGTTCTGCAAGTCGGTTTGTGAGATAGGTTGAGTGTCTTCGCTTGTGCGAATTACTAAACTTCCGTTGTCCGTTTTAACGTACAAATGCGGTAATACTTCGTACATAGTCCACCACATAATCATTCGACGTAAGTAATTGTCCAGAAGGGTTGCGTATGCGCCTGTAATGTCGTCGTTCACCACGTCTTCTTTGATGCGGTTGTAAAGGTCAGTTCCTAAATACAATTGTGCGTACTTGTCCTGCGCCAAATAGATAGCAGGGTACATCAATAATGGATCAACGCTGCCGTTTATCCAAGTATATTTCTTTATGTAATTTTCGTCAATGAGTAAAACTTCGGGTTGTAGTGCCATTGTAGTTTTTATTTATATTTTAGTGATGCTCTGTTGGGCATATCGTTAGGACGAACCGCTTCTCTGCCTTTTGGAAATAGTTCGTTTGCAACACCGCCTGTTATTACTCTATCGTTGTTCAATCCGTCGTTTGGAAGGAAGCGTCCTTTCTCTCTTTTGCGTACAAATACTTTTCTAAACCACGCGTGTCTGCAATATACTCCGCCTTTAAAAATCCAAATCGAATATCGTGATGCCCCTGCTGGTGCGAAATCATCGTTAACTCCGTCTTTCTCCATTTCTTGAATGTCTTCATAACGGAACAACGCTCCGTCTTTTGATAGCGCAACCATTTCTTGACAAAAGTCACGCGTTACCAATTCGCCGTCTTTGTATGTGAAATTCTTTGAGTAGTAGTAACGTACTTTATAAAGACCTGTGTCGAGTTCTTTGCTCGCTTCGTCGGGGTTTGAATAACCGCGAACACTCATAAACTCGGTGCGATAATTTTCTTCGCCTTCTGGGTTAGTTACTTCTTCGTCAGAAATTAACTCCCATTCTTGTTCGTCGATGTATTCCGCTTTTTCTTTAAGATAAGCCAACCACAACGCGCTATCTTCTGCGCTTATCTTATTCTCAGCAGCCGCAACTTTCTTCTTCGCTACAACTTTTTTTTTTTGAGCTGACAATTTAGCCACCGCGTCACCGCCTGTTTGAAACATCGACTTCGCAACGTCCACGTCAAGACCTAAGAACTGAACCAAGAAAACAATTGCTTGTTCTTGCGTTAGCGTTCCAAGTCCAACCGCTGCGACAATCTCCAAAGCGGAAGCAATTTGCGCTCCGTTGTACGTCACGTCGCTCACCTTTTCGGTTATTCCTGTTGGTGTTTCTGTTACGTCTGTTGAAGGTATGTCTATAACGTCAATAGGCGCGTTAGAATCGATTGCAACACCGTCGTCGAATACTGAGTTCATCTGTATATTTACGTCGCCTAAAATCGGTGTAAAGACTTCTTCGATTATTCTTTGATATGGACGAATAACCTGCGTGTTAAATATCTCCAACCCAACAATCATTTCGTCTTTGTTACTTCCGAAACCATTTGCGTCGCGTATGCCGTGAATCAATGGCGAAACAACGCGGTGTCCTACCATGATTTGCTTCGCTGTTTCTTCTGATAAAAACTGATATTGCTTGTCAGCGTCACTAAGTGGAAACGATTCGATTTGTGGAGCGCGTGTAGGATCCTCGTTGAACGTCATTAAGAATTTACCCGCGTTACTTGCGCCACTCAATCTTGTTTCCCACTCACGACGTATTGCTTCGCGTTCTTCTTTCTGCGGAATACCATTCAAGAAGTTAATAATGAATGAAGGAAATAAACCATTCAAGATATTGTTAACGTGGTACATTCCCATTTGATAGGACAACTCAACGTAGTTCAACGCACCGAAGTAGTCAGGTTTCGCGTAGTACGAAGAACCAGCCATCATTCCGTGTGCGTAGATAACTTGTCGTGGTTGTTCTTGCGCGATGGACGGATTGAACGCAGGAATAAATTCGGGTTTTCCTTTTTTGCTTCGTGTGTTTGCCCAATCTTTCGAGTAGAAAATTCCTGTAATATCATCTTCGTCTTTGTCGTATGCAAGTCTGCAATTTTCGAACGGCAAGTGGTTAATTTGTACAATGCGAGTGAAGTCCAACGACCATATTACTTCAGCACAAAATGAACCTTGAAGTTTTAAATCGAAAGCAATTCCTTGCAATGCGTTGTCGAGAATCGTACCGGTGCCTTTGCCCTCAATCATGTAAGCAATTGAGTTCGTCAACGCGTTATGAATAGGACTGTTGTAGTATAGCGTTATGAGGTGCTGTGGGAATAAATTGTTTTGCCCGTAGTTTATGTAACCCGCACGATTCTCCGTTTCAATTGCTTCAACTGGTTCGTATGCTGATAAATTTATTGCTTGTATGTTGCTCATATTATGCACCTGTGTAAATTACATCGACAGGAATTGTCGGTGAAGAAACGTCAAAGAAAATAGTTCCGTCTTGAAGTATCATTAAACTCTTTTCAATCAATCCAACGACGGAAGCGTTGGTTGGGTCTATATTGCTGCTGCTGTTTTGTCCATACACTTCGTAGTGATATCTACCTGCATCGACCAAACCAACGGTTGTAAGTCTTATTTTTGTTACGCGTTCGTTCTCGTTTATTACTTCGACAACTTGCGCTAATTGTTCACCTGTCATTTCGTAAGTCATAACGAGCAGGTAATGAGTAAAGGCAACATTGAAGTAAGCACGTCCTTCGTCTAACGAAAGCCACGCGTATTGATTCGCTGTGTTTGTGTTTAGGTATACCATTCCCTTTTCCCTTTACGTTAAAATTACAACACGTAGGGACGCTTTGTCCCTATGTGTGTAAAAGTTTTTTGATTAGTCAAGAATTGTCGAAGGCGCACCGCTCAATTTGTAAGCGCGCTTTGCAGCTTCGTGAGTGAACGCTAATGTGTAGCCGTTCATATCTCCTAACACCGTTCCTGTTCCTGCTGTTCCTGTTGAAAGGTCTGCTCCGTACTCATAACCAACAGCCCACCAATTGTTGTTTGTGTCGTTTACAAAAACAATCACGCGAGCTTGCGCAACGTTTTGCAATTCAAGACGCTTTGCAGATGTTAATTTGTTCAACATTACGTTTACCGTCTGCGTGTAGAAAATTGTACCTGCGTCGCGATTGAAGTTAATTGTTTCTTCGAACGATCCTGTTTGCGTTGGCAATTCGTACGTGTACAAATCACCTGCCGAAGGGCCGATAATTAAAGTAACAATTTCGTTAGCGTCCAAAGTGAACGAACTTACTTCTGTCTTGTCAACAAGAACAATTTGCTTAATCCCACCGATTCCGTCTTTGCAATCGAGTGTAAAACCTGTGCTTAATTCACATGCCATAATTATATGTTTTTTATTAGCACAAAAGAGGGGTGGTTTTTATGCCACCACCTCTCTATATGCAAGGGTTAGAATGGTAAGATTATGCAGTGTATTGGTAGAACGCAATCTCGTTACCGAAACCATATTGTACACCTGCGAAGAAAGAACAAGCGAAACGAACGTTGTCAGAAAGGTCGTACTGGTACATATCCAAAAGTGCAACGCTGTTCCATTGGTCTAACAAGTTAGTACCAAACCACAAGTTCGACTTCTGATAGAAAGCCATTGTGTCGTCGCTCATTCCTGGGCACTCAATAACGTCATACTGTCCCTGCCAGTTCATTACAACTGATTCTCCTTGATAAAGGTAGTATCCACCGCCAAGACCTAAGATAGCCGTTCTGTATGCTTCAGCAACGTTAGAAGAAACTGCGATTACAGGTTTCTCAGTTGCACGCTTCACGCGTGTTGGAAGTGTAGCAACAAGTTTCGCCATTTCGTCAATAACGTTTGCAGAAGTGA